AGAGCCTGTCAATATTCTACGGTACTTCGCGAGATCCGCTAATTTTAAAATATTTTTTGTTCGCTTTGCTGTCGGATTCTTGATCGTGGTAGATTCATCAACCCCTATTAAAGCTCTTCCAAGGAATATGTTAAGGAAAGAATATGCAAAGTCCAGTCCTTTCGAAGTAGAAAAAGCTTCTACGTTCATTATCAGTATCTTAAGGTCACCTTTATCGTCAAACAACGTATCTAATTCTAATTGTTTTTTCTTTGTTATAGTTGGTTCCCATAAAACTTTTGTGTAATCAACGTGTTCTGCCATGTGTACAGGGAATTCTATTTGATCCCAGTTTTTATATACACCTTTGGGTGCTATAATTAATGCACCTTTTATAGCCCCTCTATCATAAAGAGTAGCAATATTATCAACGAGGACCTTGGATTTACCGGTACCCATTTCCATAAATAAAGCGTAGGTTTTTTGTGCCCACGATTTTTCTAAAGCTTCGAGCTGATGCTCGTAAGGCTTAGTTTTAAACCTATAATTTTTTATCATAATTTATTTTACTTTCTAACTTGACAATTATATAATGCTCTATATATGTAATGTCAATATTAGAAAGTAAGAAATGAGAAATAAATTATTTGAATTATACAGGCCAAAGCAATTAGCTGAATTTTTAGAGTTTTCCAAGGAAAACCCTAGGGAAAGTTTTGTTTATGTGCTTCAACATCCACCAAGAAATATAAATATTTTATCTGCTTCTGACTATGGTTATTTAGTTATTTGTTTACCAGAAAATTCGCAGATGTTATTTAGTCCAGCTCCTTTTGTACATAAAATGAGAAAAAATTTAAGAGATTTCAAGAGTAAAGATTACATACTTTGTTCAGGTGACCCTGCAGTTATTGGGTTATCTACTGCACTTGTAAGTGACAATACACAAGGTAACTTTAATCTTTTGAAATGGGATAGACAAGAAGCAAGATACTATCCATTGTCATTTAATTTATATGAAAAAGGAGAAGACTTATGACAACACTAACTTTAGACGATCTAGAAGTAGATCAATTACAACTGGCAGAGAAAACAGACATACAAACTTTGTCTCACTATTGTCAGGAACTGCAAGCATACGAAGAAGAGATTGCAGATATGGAAGAAAAATTAAAATACAAAAAAGAAAAAGCAGACAAGATTAGTTCAGAGATAATACCAAACCTTCTCGCAGAGCAGGGTTTGAGTTCTTTGAAATTAGCTGATGGTAGTAGCATAGATGTTAGAAAAACATACCGATGCACTATTAAAAAAGATATGAATGAATCAGCGCACAACTGGCTTCGAGAAAACGGACTAGACGACATCATTAAAAACGAGGTCGCCGTAACGTTCGGGAAAGGCGAAGACTCAAGAGCACAGGATTTACTGTCTCTTGCAGGGCAAAATGGTTATGAACCTACTCAAAGACAAAAGGTAGAACCTATGACTTTGATGGCCCTCTTTAGGGAGCGTGTCGAGGCCGGCCTCGACATGCCTTCCGATTCCTTTAATTTATTAATACAGGATAAAACTAAGATAAGCCGGAAAAAATGAATCATGAGAAAGGACAAATGAAACATGAATAATGAAGTAACGAAAAAAGCAAAAACTGATGTAGCTTTGACAGGAATGTTTGAAGCTGATCAAGCAGGAGGTATGCAGGGAATGGGGCAAGATGATTTTGCCATGCCGTTCCTACGTATACTAGGAATGCAATCCCCGGAAGTAAACGACCGGGACTCAAAATATGTGGAAGGTGCAAAACCTGGTATGATTTTTAATACCGTGACTAAGTCGACATATGATGGGGTGAAGGGTATCAATGTAATTCCTTGCGGATACAAAAGGGAATATGTTGAGTGGAGTGATAGAGGTGAGGGCACAAGTGCTCCTGTAGCTATACACTCAAACAATAGTGGTATAATAAAAGAGGCCACTAGGGGTGCTGATTGGAAGGATAGATTACCTAATGGTAACTATTTAGAAAACACAGCGTCTTACTTTGTGTTGACTGATGATTTGCAAACAGCATTGATATCTATGAAGTCTACACAATTAAAGGTGAGTCGTTCGTGGAATTCAATGATGAACAGCATAAAGCTAAAAGGTAAGAATGGTTTGTTCGTACCGGCAGCTTATAGTCACGTGTACAACTTAAAGACAGTACAGCAATCGAATGACAAGGGAACTTGGTTTGGTTGGTCTGTTGAAAAGGTTGGTCCCGTACAAGATAAAGATACGTACGAGGCCGCTAAAGCATTTGCTTCAACTGTTGCTACGGGCGCAGTAGAGGCAAAGCATGGTGCAAGCGAAACTACGTCTGATACGTCGAAAGGCAAAGACGAAGTCCCGTTTTAAATCATGGAAGGGACGCGTATACCTACTCCCCCAGTACGCGTCTCTTTTTATAGAAAGGAAAAAGTATGGAAGAAAGAACATGCCCTACATGCAAAGAAAAGTTTGTTATAAGTAAGTGGCAAAAAAGTAAGATTTATTGTTCAGGTCCCTGTAGTCAAGGTTCTTATCGCTATACTAATGCAAAGCAAAGGAAAGCGAAGAAGTGAAGTTTAAAGAAATATTCAAGGGTAATAACAGTGCTTATGGAATAATGCAGCTGACTGGAGAGACTACTGAAAAAGGTAAAGCGGTTGCTAAAGCGTTTATTAAAAGAGAAACAATTACTGATAAGTTATGGCAAGAGCATATTGATGGTAAGGAACCTGCTCTAGGTGTAATACCCATTAATGAAGACAATCAATGTAGATGGGGTTGTATAGATATTGATGTATACAACGTAGATCATTTAGTTCTTATGCGAAGTATAAAAGGATTAGGTTTTCCTTTAGTTACTTTTAGATCAAAGTCTGGTGGAGCACATTTATTTTTATTTTCAAAAGAAGACATACCTGCATCATTGATGCAGTCTAAACTAAAGGCTATGGCTAAGTCTTTGGGTTATGAGGGTAGTGAGATATTTCCTAAGTAGACAAAGATATTTATGGATCGTGGAGACACAGGTAACTTTTTAAATTTACCGTACCACGGTGGAGTACGTGGTTTAAGATATGCAATTAAAGCTGGAGGCGAAGCTGCTAGTTTAGAATCATTCTATTCTATCTATGACGAATGGGTACAGACAAGGGAAGAGATAGAAAACTTAAAAATTAAGTCTGCTGTGCCAGTAGACGAAGCGTTTGAGCATGGTCCTCCTTGTTTAAATAGATTGGCTAAAGAGGGTTTTGGTGAGGGTTCAAGAAACAATGCTTTGTTTAATGTTGGTGTATACAGAAAAAAATCTAATCCGGATAACTGGGAAGACATGTTAGTTGCTGACAATATTAAAGTTATGGATCCTCCTCTTGGTAATGCAGAGGTTCAATCTTTAATAAAATCTTTAAATAGAAAAGGCTATGATAAATACAGATGTAAAGAACAACCTATTTGTTCTGTTTGTGATCCTGCTAAGTGTAGAACAAAAAAATTTGGTGTAGGTTTTGAAGAAGAGCAGATGCCTGAGTTGGGAACTTTAACTAAGATATCTTCTAATCCATCACAATACTTTTTAGATGTGGATGGTAAGAGAGTAGAGCTAACAAAAGAACAATTACATAACCCTAATTTATTTTCTATTGAGGTTATGGATAAAGCTTCTGTTGTGGTCCCTATACCAAAACCAAAAGATTGGAGAGAAGTATATTTAAAACCTTTGATGGCAGGTATACAGGAAATAGAACCTTTAAAATCTTCAGACCCTACAGAAAACTTAATATCTTTATTACAACAGTTTACAGTTAATAGGGCTCAAGCAAGAACCAAAGAGGACATACTAAACAAGATGTCTTGGAATGATGAAGAGGGTTTTTGTTATTTTAGAATGGATGACTTTTTTGCGTACTGTAAAAGAAACAACTGGGAGCTCAAAAGAACAGACACAAGTAATCTATTACAGCAGTTAGACAAGATTTTTGTGGACGAGGTGAGGAGAGACATCAAGAATCAAAACGTAAGACTAATTAAAATAAAAGCTATGAAAAAAATAGAACCTTCTGTTAGTCCCATAAAATATGAGGAGACTCCTTTTTAATGAAGACAATAATACTAGGACCACCAGGCACAGGTAAAACAACGACACTATTAAATTTAGTAGAAGAGTTTTTACGTGCAGGGACAGACATAAAAAAGATAGGTTACTTTTCTTTTACAAAGAAAGCTGCATGGGAGGCAACCACAAGAGCAGAAGAAAAATTTAAAATAGACAAAGACGAAATACCTTTCTTTAGAACACTACATTCTTTGGCGTTTAGAAATTTAGGTATTAAAAAAGAAAGAGTCATGGGACACAATGACTACAGAGAGTTTGGTAAAAAAGTTGGTATACCTATCAAAGCTGCATGGCATAAAGAAGAGGACGGTATCTTTAGTTCTGACAATGAATACCTACGTGTAATAAACAAAGCAAGAGTAAAAGAGATACCGGTTCTTGAAGAGTATGATAAGAATATGCACAACTTAGATATAGAGAGAGATCTTTTATATCTTTTAGATACAGAATTTAAAAAATTTAAAAAAGAGAAAGGACTGTATGACTATGACGACATGTTGGAACAATTTATTGAACAGGATGTATCACCGTCTTTCGACGTATTATTTATTGATGAAGCACAGGACCTCTCACCTTTGCAATGGAGAATGGTCAGGACTCTTTGGGCGAGAGCAGACAAGACCTACATTGCTGGGGATGATGATCAGGCTATATTTAAGTGGGCTGGTGCTGACGTTGATACTTTTATCGCTCTTAAAGAAGAAGTAGACTACGTAGATACACTGAGTCAGTCGTATCGTATACCTGGAGGACCGATACACGAAATGTCTCAAAAGATAATTAGAAACGTTTCTAATAGATATGAAAAGGACTATGCGCCTAGACAAGAGTTGGGTGACTTAACAAGATATTCTGATGTTACACAAGTTGATATGTCACAAGGGGAGTGGTTAGTATTATCAACTGCTAATTATTTTTTAGATGACATAAAAGATTTATGTGAGTTGCAAGGTTGGTACTATTCTCACAAGCATAGAAACTCAATTAAATTAGATTTATTACTGGCTATACAAACCTGGGAGAAGTGGAGAACAGTAGAGCATGCATTGCCAGTAGCATCCATAAAAAATATTTATCCATACTTGGGCGAGAACGTAACTAAGGGTTATCGCACTGGTAAAACCATGAGCGAGGACGAAGACGGTTATTACATCGAAGAGTGCGTCGCGGATCATGGATTACAAACTGACGATGTTTGGTATAAAGCGTTTGCTGGTTTAGATGCAGAGACAGAAAACTACATAAGAAATATGCTAGCAAACAGAGAAAAAATATCTCAAACACCGAGAATAACTTTATCAACAATACACGCTGCCAAAGGAGGTGAAGCTGACAATGTATTACTACTTCCTGATATTACTAAGTCTGCTCTTGATCAAAACGATTTGGATCCAGACGAGCTACACAGGTTATTTTATGTAGCAGTAACAAGAGCAAAGAAATCTTTGCATATTTTAGAACCAAGAAACTATGAAAGGGCCTACATAATATGAGTAACAAAAGACTAACTGATTTTCAAAGATGTCATATGGAACATATGCGTAATGCAGGAGCCAGTTACAGAACGATAGCCGCAACATTAAAATTAAGTAAAGGGACTATTAGTTATCACTTAACTCCAGGTCAAAAAGAAAAATCAAAACTTAGAGTTAGAAAAAGAAGAGAAGAAAAACTTGTTAAAAAAGCAGATAGTTTTTTTGATAGAAAACTTAAAATAAAAAAAGTTCCTAAAACACAAAGACCTGAAAGAATACTAGAACATAAGGTTAGATCTTTTTATAAACATAAACATGGAGGTTCAACGAAAGGATTAGATATGAAATCAAGAGCTGAGAAAATGATAGAAAAGTTTTGGCCTAACGGTGTAGATCAATATGGAAACAAAAAACCATACACATTGTGTCGTTATACAGGTGTAAAAATTAATTTTGAAGCTAGGGCAGACGAACCTGACTTTGCAACTTTTGATCATATGAAAGCAAGATCAAGGGGTGGCGAAAACAGTGTAGAGAATGCTCAAACATTACATGGTGTAGTAAATGCTATGAAAGGAGACAGAGAAGAAGATGAATTTTTTTGGTGGATTGATGCGATTTCAGAAGGAACTATTTTTAAAAAATGGAAGGAAAAACAAAATGACAAAATACGAAGCTAAATTTATTATGCCGATAGATAATCCGTATAATAACCAAGTTGGAGGTGATCATTATCAAAAATATGAGATACAACCAAGTGAATTTATCAATAAAAACAAGTTGTTATTCGCTGAGGGTTCAGCTATAAAATATATAGTTAGACATCAAGATAAGGGAGGCAAAGAGAGCCTTGAGAAAGCAAAACATTTTATCGATATGATAATTGAAAGAGATTATGAGTAGATCAATACAGCAACCGTTATTCACTCCTGAAACGGAGTGGGTACCACCAACAAATTTACCAGATCTATCTAGTCATTCTGAAATAGCAATTGACTTAGAGACACGAGATCCAAACCTAATGACCATGGGCTCAGGTGCGGTAAGAAGAGACGGGGAGATAGTTGGTATAGCCGTTGCGGTCGAAGGGTGGTCCGGTTATTTTCCTATCGCGCACGAAGGTGGTGGGAACATGGACCGCGCATTAGTCTTGGATTGGTTTGAAGAAGTTTTACACACGACAGCTACAAAAATATTTCACAACGCAATGTACGATGTGTCCTGGATCAGGTCACTTGGTTTTAGTATTAATGGTGGCATCATTGACACAATGATTGCTGCAAGTTTAATTGATGAGAATAGATTCAGTTACACATTAGATGCTATTGGTAAAGATTATATTGGCATGCGTAAGAATGAAAATCTTTTGAAAGAAGCTGCAAAAGATTTTGGTGTCAATCCAAAAGCAGAGATGTGGAGATTACCTGCACCATTTGTAGGCGAGTATGCGGAGAAAGACGCAGAGATTACACTTAAGTTGTGGCATGCATTACAACATGAAATATCAAAACAAGATTTGTGGGACATATTTAATTTAGAGACTCAGTTATTTCCATGTTTAGTTGATATGAAATTTAAAGGTGTAAAGGTTGACGTTACAAAAGCTATGGCAGTAAAGAATCAATTGATAGATACAGAGAAAAATCTGATGCGAGATATAAATAAGTTAGCCGGTTTTGATGTAGAGATATGGGCTGCGGCATCTATTGCAAAAGCATTTGATGGACAGAAGCTACCCTATGATAGAACAGAAAAAGGAGCACCCTCATTTACAAAAAACTTTTTAGCAACGCATCCTGCTGAGTTACCTAAATTAATTAACGAAGCACGAGAGATTAACAAAGCCAACACAACATTTATAGATACAATACTTAAACACGAACACAACGGACGCATACACGCAGAGATAAATCAGATACGATCTGACCAAGGCGGTACGGTTACAGGTAGATTTAGTTATAACAACCCTAATCTGCAGCAGATACCAGCACGACACAAGCATCTTGGGCCTTTAATTAGATCTTTGTTTGTACCAGAAGATAAACATACCTGGGGTTGCTTTGACTACAGTCAA